AATTATTAAAACAAATATTACTGATAAAAACTTTATTCTTATTTTATTAAGACGCTTATCTTCAGCTGCTAATTTTTTCTCATTTAATTTTTGCATATTAAAATCAGATATAATTTTATGTTGCTGCTTATAATAATAATTAATGTCCATAAGAGTCTATAAAAAAATTGCAACCCACAAACAGAATGAAATTATTGATATATATAATATTATTTTATTTGTAAGTGTCATATTACTGTTATTGATTTGATCGCAGCTGTTGGAATTGCCACAACGTCAGCGAAATCTATTGAATGGTCTTTGTTGTATGACCAAGAACTAAATATCTTGACTGTATTTCTTGTCTTAGAAAACAAGAACCCAACCGAAGTACACTCAGCTAAACTATGATTTAAAACTTCTGCTTCTGTTAACCAAGCGCCATCAGCATTACAGATGTCAAACCAAATTATTTCTACCCTTTGATAGTTAAATTTATTAGTCATTAATTAAACTCTCTATTGAGATTAAGTCTGTAATTGGAACTGAATAAACCTTTGGTCTATTTTCATATCCAAAATTTGTTAAGTATTCAGGTTTGCCTAAAGCGTCACTTGAATTTATATAACCTATGATTTCAAATATTGGACAACGATCAATGACCAAAATGTATATTTCATTTGCCGAACTATCTTGTCTTATGATTAAGAAGTTTTCATTCTTAGGTATCTGACAACGAACTTGAACTCTTTGATTTTTAAAATATAAATCAGCACCTTTAAAATTATTTACATGGTGGTTGAAATGTACCTTTAAACATTTTGCAACAGCAAGCTCAGCAAGTGTGCCTGATAAAGACTTTGCAACTTTGTCATTGAAGTTCCCAAAATAACCATGACCCCAATTAATATTCTGTCTCATGCTTTCAGTAATGCGCATCAATGCTGTGCAACCTGATGTGTAAATTTCGTATTCGTCTAATTTAATTTGAATCATTATGATTCGTTTTACTAATTTGATTTGTTTTAACTGTCAATAAATTATCAACAGAAACAACCGTAGGTTATATAAATAATTATATCCCATTGAATTATATATATTATTATTTATTAATAAATGTATTGATTATAGTATTGCAATAAAGTGTAAATAGTTATATTGATTCGGAACATGAACAACTTAAGAATTACTGATCCAGCTTATAAAGCATTTGGTTTAGAATATGCTTCTGTGTCTCAAAACAAATTATCAGAAGATAAAAGATTCTTTAATTACATAGTTCTTACGGCAGAAGAAAGAATGAAACTTCCTAAGCGTTCTCACTTTACTATGGGAAACATTGTTCATAACGCAGTTCAAAAAATTCTTTGCAAAAAAGAAACATTAAAAGATGTTATCTTTAATAAAGACAATTCATTATTCAAATCATTAAAAGCAGAAAAACCAATAGACGAAAAAGATAAAGCCAAAAGATATTACATGGCTAAGAATTTTAAATTAACATTAAAACAATTTCAAACAGCAATAGAAAGTTTGCCGAAACAAAATTGGAATTTTGAAACTGAGTATGCAACCTGGATAGATGGGATAGGAACTTACTTTAAAATGTTTATAGATTTAGAAGGGGAAGATTATATTGTAGATTTAAAAAATATATTTGGGTCAGTTATTAAAACTAAAAAAGGTTATTCATATACTAAAAGAGCAGTACCTCAACAACCATTCCATAGTGATTGTATGCAAATGGCAGCTTATAACTATGCAACTGGTGGTAAGAAACCTGTTCTTATTTATGCCAATCATTTTGAATATAAAGTATTTAGCGAAAACAATTGTGATGATTTAAAACCTGAGAGCTTAAAACACTATTTAAATGAATTAGTTATGTACCAACAAATATGGGAACAGAAATTAAAGTTAGCTAATGGTAACCCTTATGTTCTAGCTAGATTAATTAAACCAGATTTTTCAGACATAAGAAAAAAACAAGACTTCTTTTGGAATGATATTCCAGATGAATATATTAACAGATTTTTAAATTATTATAGCAATGACAACAAATAGATTTGAAATGTTTATTATTGCTATGCTTGCATTAATTGCCATTGAAACTATTAGACATTTATTTGGGATATGAAAACGATTAACAATAACAAAGGAGAAAACATGGAGAGCATAAACCTGATAGACGCTATCAAAGAATTTAGTGAAAATACAAAAGATAATTTCATTAATATTCAAGGTAGAAAATATCTTAAAGTAGTTGATAGACTAAACTTTGTAAGACAGAAGTTTGGTGAGAGACTATGCGTTAAAACAACAACAACATACCCAGATGGTATGGCAATGTTTCAAACAGAAATCTTTTTAGATGGAAAGTTAATTGGAACTGGACATTCTAAACAAACAGTTAAGAAAGATAAAGAGTTTGAGAAGATAGAATCGGTATCTATTGGAAGAGCTTTAGGTATTGCAGGATTTGCAGGATCAGAACTTGCAACCTTTGAAGAGATGAATGATTTTATTAAATCAACACCACAGAATTTTAATAATGGTTACGTTAATGCAAAGTCTCAACAATCAGATGGAGCAAGAGATGAAATCATTACTAAGATACAAGAAGCCGAAAAGTTTTCAACAACTCCAGGTGTATTAGAAAAGAACCTACAACAAATTTGGGTTCAGTATTCTGATAAACTAGAGTTTATGCAAGTTGAAGATCAAGACTTCTACAGCAAGATACTACAAGCTAGAAAAAAAGCAGAGCAAACAGTAAGAACAAGGAGTAACAATGGCAGATAAATACGACAATACACTTTCACTATGGAAAAATGCAAAACGTAGAGAAGGGAAACAAGACCCACAATACACAGGCAGCGGAATGATTGATGGAAAGAAATGGTCTATCTCTGGTTGGATTAATACAGCTAAGAAGAATGAGAAAGCACCGGATATTTCTATTAAAGTAAATCCGTTTAAAGAATCAACAAAAGACAAAATGCCGTTTTAATCTATGAGCGATAATATTAATCCAAGTCATTATAAGAATAAATCTATAGAGACTATCCATGCTATCTGTTCTCAGTTATCTGAACCAGAAATGGTTGGTTATCTAAGAGCTTCTATAATGAAATACATTATGCGTTTTGGTAGTAAGAATGGTTTTACTTTAGAGAAAGCCATTGAAGATACAAGAAAATGCAAATGGTTTTTGGATCAATTATTATTAGAACTAGATACTATTAAGAGTTCAGGCAATGACTCTTATAAACATTCTAACGTTCATAGTTTATTTCCAAAGGATAAAAAATGAATAGAAAGAATGGTAAAGACTATATCTTCTTAAGTAAAGTCAAGGCAGATGTATTAAATTACATAGCTGATTTTGTTAGAGAAAAAAAATATTCCCCTACTCTAATAGAAATTGGTAACCGCTTTGGCTTTACTAGAAGTAGATCAAATGCAATCGTAAATGATTTAACTAAAGCTAATTTAATATCTAAGGATGCAAGATACCCTCAGAGAAAGATTAAATTAAATCATCAACAACTGGCAAAGGTAAATACTTTGAAAGTAAATGAAATATATCCGGTAAATGAAATTTGAAAAAACATATTTTTACGAATTCAATGCAAAGTTTAAAGAGATTTTTGATGATGTGGAAGTTGCTGCAAAGTCAGAAAAGCCTGGCAAGATAAAAGACTTAGAAATTACTAATGTTAAATTTATCTCTGCCAACATTAAACAAGTAAAAGAAAAAGAAAAAAATGGATAAAGAAAACGATCCTAAAAAACAAGTTAAGATAGAGAAGCGCTACTATACTCTTCTTGAAAAAGAAAAGAAGTTAGAAGAGGAAGCGCTAAAGGTTGCGGAGAAAAAAAGGAAAGCAGCTTTTGAACTTGGTATGAAGGATTTAGAGTTTGAAGATATAGCTAGTTAGTAGCTAATAATTGTATGCGTACTGTAGGTTGTAAAACAACTAAGGAGAGAGACATGACTAAAAAAAAAGAGATAACAGGTTATCATGGATATTATGATAGCAAAAAGAAAAGAAGAGTGCTAAAAGTTTTATATAGAAAAATTAATTAATTTATGAATTCCTTTGGAGAAATAGACTGCCAATTGAATATTGACTATGTCAATTATGAAAGTGTCTATATTTGTTTTTATCTAGCGTAGAAGTATAGGGAGTTTTTCGTTGAGACTCCCTATATTAAATTATTTTTTAACGCCTTTAATTATTCCTTTATTGAAAGACGCATAGAATACAGACTTACCTCTTTTAGATCCGTACTCTTTCTGCATTGCCTTCATTATTTTTTTTCCTTTTTTGCTTAACGGCATAGTTACTCCTTTGTATTATAAAATTGACTATCATCATTTTCTGTTCTCCAGCTGTCAGTCTCTACGCTTGGATAATCCATATTAGTTTTATAATCTGGAATATTATCTTTAACAGTAAAGTTGGGAAGATTAAACAAAATTCTGTTATTAGGCATTAAAGCATAATTGCCTTGCCATAAATCATTTTCTGCTATCTCTAATATATGATGATGTTTATGTTCTGGTGATATTTCTGAATAAGTAGTGTTTAATAAATTAATATCAGGTTGACAATAATCTATTGAAAATTCGTAATTAGCTTTATGTAATTGATTATTTCTATCTAAGAATTTACATTGAGAAGTAGCTAACGCATTATATTCAACAACGCCTGCATAATAAGATAGACAATCCCAATAAGC